GATGATTCAGATTCATACGGTGAAGATGATCCTAGTGAAGATGACCAAGATGGTGAGTCTGGTTCAGGTGAAGGTAAATCATCAGGTGAAAAGAATGACAAATCGGATGAGTCTGCTGCCGACCAAAAATCAACCGAAAGTGGTGACGGTGATGATGGTGAAGATGATGGTTACAGAAACATATTGAATCGCATCAAACAATCTGCTGCTTCAGACTTTGACCAGTATTCAGATGAGCCAGTATGTGAGACTGATAATAACTTCCGCAAAAATGAAATAACTTTGATTGATGAGAAGTCTCTTGATTATGTGTATGCGAAATTGCCTACTCCAATCCTGAGTAAAATCATTACTCCTGCAAAACGTGTACAAGAATTGCTTACTGAAGAATTCTCAAAACAGAATGCAGAGTATGAAAGTGTTTCTACGACATTGTATAACGATTTCAAACGCAAGAATGAACGATACATTTCGTTACTTGCCAAAGAATTTGAAATGCGTAAAGCAGCAACCAAGTATGCCAAGTCACGACTGTCTAACACTGGTGACGTTGACATTAGTAAGATATACAAGTATCAGATTGACGATAACATTTCCCGCAAGATGATGAAAGTGCCGAAAGGTAAATCGCATGGTCTGATTCTGTTGCTTGACAAATCAGGTTCAATGTCACAAAACATGGCATCATCGATTGAACAGATTTTGATTCTTGCATTGTTCTGCCGCAAAGTGAACATACCATTCAAAGTATACGGTTTTGGTAATGCTATCGCAGTTCGACAAATTGATTATCCCAATGAAATGAAAGCATGGGAAAAACAACTTGAGAAAAATGAACTGTCATCGTGGAATGATATGTACGGTACCTTCAGTAAGAATGATGGTGAGTTGGAAACCAATGTGGTCTATCTGCGTGAAGTAATCAACTCGCAAATGGGTAATGCCACATTCCAGAAAGCAGTGAAAAATCTTTGCTGCCTGATGAATGCGTATGGATACGGCACTAGCTTTTATCACCAACGAAGTTTTCATCGTCCACCAAGTGAATCGTTGAGCAATACACCATTGATTGAAGCACTTATTGCACTGAAACCAATACTAGAAGAATTCCGTCAAACGAATCATCTGGATATTGTGAACACTGTTATTGTGCATGATGGTGATGCCGATGACATTCAAGCAGTCCATGCAAAAGGTGAACGTCACAGTAGAAAGTGGTTCAATGCACGAACTGAAAATGTGTTCATCACTGATGGTAAGAATCAATTGAAAGTGGAGTTCAACTCAAAGACACATAGTAATACTTTGCAATCTGTCATTTCGAATTGGTTGACTTTAACTACTGGTTCGAAGTTGTTCGGATTCTTTATCGTGCCTACATCGGGTAAGGTGGCCAAGATTGTTGGTAGTCGTTTGGTCAATGATGAGTTGACTGAAATCCGTAAAATACCAGGTGCATACTTTCAAGAGAATGAAGCAATCAAGAAGTATGTGCGTCAGATGAGAAAAGAAAAATTCCTTGTATCGCAACTTGATGGATACGAATCATTCTTTTTGATTCCTGATGGTTCGAATTTGGAAATAAATGATGATGAAATTGTAGTAACTGGTAAAGTGAATTCATCTAACCTTGCTAAAGCGTTTATGAAATTCAATAAAACCAGACAAGTGAATCGGGTATTGATTACCAAGTTCATACAGGGTATTGCCAAATAGGAAACAAGTGGGAGTGTTGCGTAAAAACAACACCCCCTACTTGACAAGTGAACCTAGATGGGATATAATGGTTGTTCAATGTGATTACGGAGTTTATATATTATGGCAAAAGTTTCTGCTGTTCGTGCTAAGTTTTTGGATGCTGTTACTGCAACTGGTGAAAAGACTGTTAGTCTTCAGGATATTAACGGCATCTGTGCAAAAATCGGTATTGCTCATCCTTATTGGTTTACTAAAGATGAAGCAAATCGTGTTGGTCGTGGTCTGTACAAAGTTCCTAAATCTTCCAAATCTTCTAAAGCGTCTGTCGAGACTCCCAATCTGACAGCACAAGTTATTCCTATGTCTAAACCGACTGAAAATCTAATTGGTAATCGAATCACTAACTTGATTACTGATCTTGAAACGGATAATCTTGTACCGCAAAAATACGAAAACTATGTGCCGTTTGGTAACTTCGATGATATCGAATCTATCGTGGCATCTAAAATGTTCTTTCCAGTATTTGTTACTGGTCAATCAGGTAATGGTAAAACAATGTCAATCGAACAGGCTTGTGCAAAACAAAAACGCAAGTATGTTTGTGTGTCAATGACCCCTGAAACTGATGAAGGTGACTTGCTAGGTAACTTTGTGCTTATCAACGGTCAGATGGAATGGCGTGACGGTCCCGTTACTGTCGCTGCCCGACAAGGTGCAGTTCTCTGTATCGATGAAATTGATTACGGTGCTGCAAACTTGTCTTCACTGCAACGTGTATTTGAGGGTAAACCTTTCTTACTCAAGAAAAAGAATGAAGTGGTAGTTCCTGCTGCTGGCTTTACTGTATTCGCAACTGCAAATACTAAAGGTAAGGGTTCGGAAGATGGCCGTTTCATGTTTACGAATGTTCTGAATGAAGCATTCTTGGAACGATTCGTGAATACCTTTGAGCAAGATTGGCCTCCTGTTACAGTGGAACGCAAAATCATCACGAAGGAATTGGAATCTATCGGTAAGTCTGATAAAGAGTTTGCCGAGAAGCTCGTAACGTGGGCAGATGTGATTCGCAAAACCTTTGCTGATGGTGGTTGTGATGAAGTGATTTCAACTCGTAGATTGGTTCATATCGCAAAAACGTATGGTGTATTCGGTTCTAAAATCAAAGCACTTGAATACTGCCTAAACCGTTTCGATACCGACACTAAGGCATCATTCTTAGACTTGTATACTAAGGTTGATGCAGGTGCGAACACTGAAACACTGTTAGTAAAAACATACGATGATATTGCACCTGATGAAGTTGCAGACCCATTTTGATGTTTGCCGTAAATGTACTTGACAACTACTTATCATCGTGATATAATGGTTGTTACAGTTGAGAGTAAGACTGCCTTTCAACTGCTTACTTGTAGCAGTCAAATTTTTTGGAGTATTTCGTAATGTCAGTTAAATCTAAAATCCTTGCTTACTTGTCTAAAACAGACACCGACTACAACACATTGACCGCTGCACAAATTCGTGCGAAGTGGGGTGTGTCAGATGTAACAAGTCGCATCAGCGAACTGCGTAAAGAAGGTAACGCAATTTACCTGAACAACCGCACTCTTGCAGATGGTCGCCAGATTTCTTTCTACCGTTTGGGCAAACCAACTAAGGCAGTTGTTGCTGCTGGTGTTGAAGCTCTTCGTGCTGAAGGTATCAACGCTTTTGCCTAAAATAGTTTAGGTTCTGGTGGAGTGGAAGCATATATATAATCTGTGCTTCCACTCTTTTTTTATGGATAAATTATGCAAATACAACTAAACGCTGAAGAGCTCAAAAAAACAAAACTGTTTGTAGCAACCCCAATGTATGGCGGTATGTCACATGGACTGTATGTAAAATCCTGTCTTGACTTACAAACTACGATGATGCGTTACGGTGTTGAAGTGAAGTTCTCCTTCCTTTTCAACGAATCTCTCATCACACGTGCAAGAAATTATTTGGTAGATGAATTCCTTCGCACAGACTTTACACACTTATTGTTTATCGATTCTGATATTCATTATAACCCCCAAGATATTCTGGCACTGATTGCACTTGACAAAGATGTTATTGGCGGTCCGTATCCGAAGAAGTCTATCAACTGGAATAACATTGCAGAGACAGCTCGTAAACATCCAGACCTGAATCCAAAAGAACTTGAGAATCTGGTCGGTGAATACGTCTTCAATGTTGTCGCAGGAACGCAACAATTCTCCGTAACCGAACCGTTGGAAGTGATGGAAATTGGAACTGGTCACATGCTTGTTAAACGTCATGTGTTTGATAAGATGGCAGAACAATATCCAACCATTCGTTACAAACCAGACCATGTTGGTCAAGCCAACTTTGATGGTTCACGATACATTCATGCATACTTCGATACTGTAATCGACACTAAAGATTCTATCGTTGGTGGTGGTTCAGATCGTTATCTGTCAGAGGATTATATGTTCTGTCAGATGTGGCGTAAGATGGGTGGACAAATCTTCTTATGTCCGTGGATGAGAACACAACACATCGGTACCTATGCATTTACTGGTAACATGCCAGCAGTTGCACAGTATACTGGTAAGTTGTGATTGATTACAAATACAATGAAGAACGTATTCTAAAAGAAATAAAAGAATACGTTGACGCCACTTACGGTGAACACTATTCACAAAATAAATTTCAGGCAACTGAGTTTATTATGGACAGTGGTCACGGTGAAGGTTTCTGTATTGGCAACATCATGAAGTATGCTCAGAGATACGGCAATAAAGATGGACACAACCGAAAAGACTTGATGAAAGTCTTACACTATGCTATCATGGCTATACACAATCATGATTTGACAAGGAAATAATTATGAAACTTTCTAATGATACTCTAAGTATCTTGAAAAACTTTGCTTCAATCAATCAGGGAATATATTTTAAGAAAGGTAAAACGATTCGAACCGTTTCTACTGGCAAAAATATTATGGCTGAAGCAATAGTGAGTGAAGAAATTCCAACTGAGTTTGGAGTTTATGATTTGAACAATCTTCTTTCTGTTATCTCTCTACACAAAGAAGAACCAACTTTTGATTTTGAAGATAATAATATTCTTATCTCAGGATTAAAAGGTCGTAGCAAGATTCGATATCGTTTCTGTGCTGCTAGTATGATAGTCACCCCTCCCGACAAAACAATCGAGATGCCTAATCCAGAAATATCATTGAAACTTTCTGGTGAAGACCTCGATTGGGTTTTACGGGCTGCGAATGTTCTATCATCTCCATTCATTGCCGTTGAATCGAATGGTAGTAAAGTCTTTGTGAAAACATTTGATTCTACTAATGATGCAGCACACACTGATTCGATTGAGATTGCTGAAGGTAATGGTGATATCTATTGCATGATATTCAAAACAGAAAATCTCAAAGTGATTTCTGGTGGTTATTCCATCAAGATTTCATCGAAAGGTATCGCAAACTTCAAACATGAAACTGCCAACATTCAGTATTGGATTGCAACTGAAAACGGTTCTAAATTTGACAAGGCGAAAAAATAATATGGCAATGAAAATGTTTACGAATGCTTCACAAGGATTTGAGGATCAGTCTATTGCTATCAATCCTGACATTGTTGCAGCAGTATTTGAGTTGATTGCACCAGATAATAATATCAAACTTCAAATGCGTACAGTAATTTTTGGAGTCAATGGAACAGATTGGCATGTCAAAGAACCTTATCTTGAAGTTGTTGCTCGTTTAAATGAACCTAATTGAATTCGGTGACTGCCGTGAAACGATGCGTAGGTGGGCAGCAGAAGGTATCAAAGCTCAAACCTGCATAACAAGTCCGCCCTATTATGGTCTGCGTGATTACGGTCGTGATGGACAGATAGGTTTAGAAGAAACTCCACAGATGTATGTGGATGCAATGGTAGAAGTATTTCGTTGCGTATGGGATGTGCTTGAAGATGATGGCACACTCTGGTTGAACATTGGTGACACTTACTACAACTATCGTGGTAGGACTGATGCCTTTTGCAAACAGACTGTCTCTAAAACCATGCAGGATTTACCGTCACATAGTCCAACTCGAAACAATAAGTTGGAAGGATTGAAAGGTAAAGACTTAATTGGTATACCGTGGATGCTTGCCTTTGCACTTCGTGCTGATGGTTGGTATCTGCGTCAAGATATCATCTGGCACAAACCAAACCCAATGCCTGAATCAGTTAAAGACCGTTGCACAAAAGCACATGAGTATATTTTTCTGTTGAGTAAATCAGACAAGTATCATTTTGATTCTGCCGCAATAGAAGAACCGATACAAGATGTGACTGCATTACGAATGCTTCGTGGTTTAAGTGACACACACAAACTTGTAAATGGTGCGCCAGGACAAACAAAGCACACGATGAATCAACCTCGACCCAATGTGCGTAAAGAGTTTGACAGTAGTATGGGTGGTGGTGGAACAAGTTTTGTTGGTCACAGTGGATACAAAAAAGCAGATGGTACATTGATGATTAAACCTACACGAAACAAACGTAGTGTTTGGACTGTCAATACCAAACCATTCAAAGGCGCACACTTTGCAGTGTTCCCTGAAGAGTTAATTGAACCATGCATACTGGCGGGTGCTCCTTCTAATGGCATCGTCCTAGACCCCTTCATGGGTTCTGGTACGACAGCAGCAATGGCACTGAGACTTGGACGACAATATTTGGGATGCGAACTCAATGAAGATTATAAACCACTTCAAGAAAGTCGCATCGCAAAAGAACACAAGTCTACACTAGAAGAATTCTTTACATGATTGCCGTAAATATACTTGACGACTAGTGTGTAACTGCTATATAATAGCAATACAGTTGAGAGAGAGTGACCGACTTTCAACTGATGATGTGCAGGTCTAATTTAATAAACTTGCCTCGTATGTTATTCTCAATCTGGTATTTACCACACTGACGATAATCTATCAGGATTTATAAGGAAAATATAATATGTTATTCGATAATCATGCATCACCTACGCCTCCCGAAAAGTCATCTGACTTTTCTCTAACAAAAGCAAAGCTCGATGCTTTACTTTGTCTTAATTCAAAAATCGCAGTTGATTTCAAGAAGTTACATAGAACTGCTAAGAAGGCACGAACATTCAAAGGATTCAAGTACATTGGACGACAGACTGTTAAGTTCAGTGATATATACATGCAGACTGAGGGTGATGGTAATTCTGTTCGTGCTGATGGTGTAACGAAATCTAATGTTGAAGATATTAAAGAATCTTTCAGCAGTGGAGTTATTTATGATGAATATCTTCCAATTCTAAAGTTCAAAAACAACAGAGTTAAAGATGCTAACGGTGTAGAAACAGGAGAAGCAAAATCATTTGAGATAGTTGATGGAAATCATCGTGTTCCTGCTCTTAAACAATTGAATAAAGATGAATGGGTATTTGATGTCTACCAATACGATCCATCAAACACTGATGGTATAAGGGGTAAAACTTTATCTGAAGCAGAGTCTACTAAAATGACACAGATGATTGCCAATGGACACCCACCTAAACATCGAGCAGTTATTGCTGACGTAGTTAAAACTGTTATTTCTATATTGCATGATAAAGAATCAACATCTATTGAGATGATAGAAGATGGTTTTAGTGATACTAGTCTCAAAGAGTTTATTGATTTCATAACTCCAAATATGAAACCACGTGAACGTAATGATGCATACATCACAATCGTTAATGCATATAATACTACCGCTCAATCCAGTAAAGGCAAACAATCGTCGATTGCGACAGAGTTCCATCCTTATAACGCAGATTCTGCTGCATTATTCTTAAATCGTACACCAGGTGATTGGAAGTCGGGTGGTATAGAAGACCCAATAAGAAATAAGTTTGCTTACATTATGCATGAGACAAGCGTAACACCCACAGTTTTCAATGCACTACTTAGTTTCAAAAAGTATGGCAAAACAAGTTACGTTATTATTCATGCTAAAGAAAGGCCAACTGATACAAAACCTCTTGACGTAACAATTGCGAAAGTACAAGCAAGAAATCAACAACTAAAAGAGTTGATATTACATGTGGCGAAGTATTATAATGAGACAGGAATTTGGCCGATAGAAATTGTTGGTCGGTTACCACAAATGAAGAAAGTAGATTCTTTTGCTTCATTGATTCCTGTTGGTTCGAAAGGTTTTAAAACTACAAAGTAAATGTCCAAACATCCCTCAGAAATGGGGGATGTTTCTCTTGAGATTATTATGATTTATGTGAAAGGTTCCAATGGAACATTTGTTATGGACAGAAAAGTATCGCCCTCAAACAATCGAGGATTGTATTCTACCCAAACGGTTGAAGGAAGTCTTTCAACAATACGCAAGTCAGAAACAGATACCAAATCTACTTCTAACAGGCAGCGCTGGTGTCGGGAAGACAACAGTGGCCAAAGCACTGTGCCAAGAAGCAGGATGCGATTACCTAGTAATCAATGGTTCTGATGAATCAGGTATCGACACATTCCGAGTCAAGATAAAAAACTATGCATCATCAATGTCATTCACTGGTGGACGTAAAGTCATCATCATCGATGAAGCCGATTACCTAAA